TTGCGAAGCAAGCATCGATGTCTGCTGCCATTCTTCACCTATCGGCTCAATGCGATCAAAAGCCATCCACTGATTCAAAAATGAATCAGACGGCAATGACCGCAACCAAGCAAATACGTCAGGAATTCCCCAGCGAAGTGCCAAGCGAAAAGCTAATCTTAGCCTTCCGCTTCCTCGGATTTTTTTACGATGTCCTCAATCTCTGACTTGCCGTAAGCATTCAGATCCTGACATCGTGAAAATAGTTCACCGGCAACAGCCCGCGAAAGGTTCTTGAAGTCGGCTTCGTTGTCGCTTACGCGATTGCCTTCTTCGTCGATCAGCATCAGCGAGATCATCAATCGTCTCGCCTTGCTGAAGTCGATTTGACCCTTCTTGTTCTGCAACGCTAGTTCGTAGGTTGTGCCTTGATCTTCAGTCATCTGACGCAATCGCCATTGATGACCGTCAATTTCGACAACCTCTTCGCGTAGCGGCTTGCTGAGATACTCACTCAGCAATTGCTTGTTGATCATTCCCATCTTCTTGCTCTTCCTCCATAGCCTTAAGAATATCTTCAACCGCCTTGAGTTCATGTGTCGGCGGATACACCTTGGACTTCAGCCCGTCAAACATTGGACGTTGCCGCTCGCATTCGCGGGCAACCTCGTCTTCAATGTCATACGGGAATCCAACCACTGGCAAAATGCGAGAGTCTACTGCATGCGGCAGGTAGCCGATGAGAACTCCATCTTTCATGATTTGCCATTGGCCGATTTCGACTTCCTCGCCGCTCCAAGTAACGGCAAGGTGTTTCTGCAAAACAATCATAGATTAACCTACGCAACGGTAAAGGTTGGTTGATTGGAAGTTACGCTTGCGGTCCCAGGCCCGCCATCAAACGAGAAGGTGTAGGATCCCTTCATGACTTGACCTTGCTGGACATCAGGCAGCTTGACGTTGGAGACGAAGCCAGTCCCTTGAATCGATCCTGCACCAGGGAAGGTTACAGTACACAGCGTTCCAGCATACGGTTCTGCGGTATTCACCATGGTTGTGGAGATTGGCAATGCTGCGCCGGTCCACAGGAACTCAACCTCAAACTCTGGTAGGTTCCTGAGATCGCTCGATCGCTGCATCTTGTATCCGGTCGATCCGAGATGCGTGACGTCAAGCTTGTCGACGCCGATCGAAATCGCGCTGATTTTGGTGATGTAGGTAGTGATCAGCGATGTTCCGCTGATTGTTGCACCTAGACCAGAATCGGGAATTGTGAGAGCTGCCATATTTAGATTTCCTTGTAATGAATAGTCAAATCGAAACTACATAAATACCTAACAGGTATGTTTCCGTCAGTTGGTGCTTCGTATCTGTACTCATCAGAAGAATCGTACTCAACTCCGCAAAATGTGTAACCCGAAACCACCCCCCGGAAGGCATCGATGCCCGTGTTCCGAATCGCATTCGACAACGTAGCACACGCAGATCTAGTAGCGCCGTAGCACTCTACCGTGAATCTTGCGGATGCGTATTTTGTTAGTCCACCAAGGTAATGCTCCCTTTCTGTGTATGAACAGTAAAACAAAATGGCTGGAAGCTGGCAATTGAAAGCCAAAACATCTGGGTACATGCGCTGACCAACAATGTTTGACACAGCGGTGTAACTCAGCAATTTAGTTCTAAATGCTTCGCCAATTCCAGACATTATTCACCACTGATGACTGTAATTGTTCTAGCTGCCGTCTCCGTGGAGCCGGATACGACCTGAAACACCTTCACTCCGTCCATCGCGTCACGGCTTAAAGCGATGTGCCTACTAGTGCCAACATTCACGCTGTACTGCGTAGAACCGTTGTAGACGCTCACAAAGTTCGCACCTGAGTCAGAACTCGAGTTGAACGTAAACGCTGTCCCAGTGAGCGCAGAGGGCGTCTGGATGGCGATTGGAATCCTGCCAGCCTCTAGCGTCAAAGACGTAGATATAGTCCCTGACGATGCGATTGTAACAGTTTGAACTCTAAGATTCTTCGCCATGTCACATCCTCTCAAACAGTTGTTCTAATTGTCGTTCCAGTTCGGCAGAGAAATTGCCAATCGCAATGGAAAGCATTTCGTCTCTAGCCTTGTCGATGAATCGCGGGTTGTCTCCAGGTCGAATCTTTCCATTCTTGTCTCTGCGCCCCCAGTAGTATACGACGCGACCGTCTGGGGAGTTGTTGAAGTTCTGCTTGTTACCTTCGGGATACTTTGGACCGATGATGACCATTGGCCCAATATCCGATTTAAGCAAGTTTTTGTAGCTGACGTATCGACCAGAACTATGCTTTCGCATCAAATTTGGATTGAATGTTCTAGTTACATTCTTGCCCCAAAGTTGCCTCGTTCCAGTCTTAATCGAACTTGGAGCAATTTCCTTGGCTCGATCCTGGATCGGTTCAGCCAAAGCTTTCAGCACTGGCGGCATTGATGTTTTTTGCAATTGCAAATGCATCGTTTCAATGCCACGCAAAAGCTTTTCGTTCAGTTCAATATCCATGCCAATTTTCATGTCGTCGTCGTTACCTCCAGGTATCTTCGCAAACCGTCGATCTTGTCGATTCGCAGGATTCCGTAGTAGTCGCCGTCGAACAGTATTCGCATGGACTGCGTGTAGCCAGACCTGTACCGAATGCGGAATATCGCCTTGGCCTTTTCCTCGATCTGTCTGCCTCGCATTGGCTCGCTTCCTCCTACCGGAAGAAACTGGCAAGGCTCGTCGACCAAGAAGTTCGACCAAGTCACGACTGGTTGCCCAAACGAATCCTGCGTTTCCGTAGGCGTTTCGATTGTGCAACGATGCCGCATAGCACCAACATCAAATCGCTTTGGTCGCCCTAAACTCATGGGTAGCTACTCCGCATGTATCGGATCACCAAAGCCTCGTAGGGTTTCATGGTTTGGATCGCGTCAGACATGAGCATGTCGCGATTCTCAAAGTAATGGCCGACTAACAGCAGCATGGCGCGCTTGGCGATTGCCGGCACGAGCGTGGCATCCTGCGAATAGCCGCATCGGTAATTGATCGTCCATGCGTCCCAGCGAGCTGCGGTCGTCGGCAAGATTTGCTGATAAGCGATCCTGAACTCGTCGATATGCAACTGGTAGAGAGAGGTTGAAAGCGTCTGCGATGCGTTGTTGCCATCAAAGTAGGTGATCGATGTGATTGACTGAATCGGGCCTTTAGGTAGCCGAAACTTATCTCGAAGACCTTCAATCCGAACCTTGTAAGTTTGGTAGCATGTCACCGAGTCAGTATCTGATTCCCATTGCTCCCTGGCTTCGCTGATCAGCGACGACAGATGCGCGTCATGCACCGTATCGCTGGTTGCTATTTCGAGATGCTTTTTTACCTCGGACAGGCTCAACGGTTCCGCTGTCGGCCCCGTTACTAGTTCTGCTTGGATTTTCATCATAAGATTCACCAATGCCTGCCCGTATCAAGTAATCAGCAACGCCTGGAGTGACATCAACAACTGATGCCTTCTCCTTGCGGTGCCACATCTTCAAAAGTCGTATCAACATCGTGTTCGATCCATTCTTTTGGGTACATGTGAACTGGCTCGTAATTTTCGTTGTAGATCGTTACCATTTCCTCGACATGACCAAGTCGACAATCTGGATCGATAAACACGTTGTTACCAGCCTTTTGCCACTGCAACCAAAACCAAACATCGGAATCTATCTTGCCATCGCTCCACTTGCCATCCTTGTCGGGTTGGCAGAAAAACCATGGCTTTTGCACCTGCTCAAGCTTCCGCGAGTTGATCACGGTCAGACCAAAGTGGGCCGTATCGACTTTTATTGGATAGCCAGACCATTTGCAGGTCGTTGTATCAGCGCCGAGAACAGCACCCAGCATCGACTTTTTGCCTCTGCGAATTTGCATTCCGGCTAAAGCATCCATGTCCTCTTGGACAGCGATGTTTAGCAAACGCTGCAACTGACTTGGCTTGAAGCATGTATCGCCGTCGATGGTGATCAAGTAGTCAGTTTCTGCAACTGAACTTTCCATCATCATTTGCATGCACTGACCATAATACACGCCGAGAGAAATCTCGAACGTGATTTTCATGTGTTTCAGCACTGCTTCAATTTGATTTCTGCACCAAGTATTTTCATACCGTGGTGCGGTCATCAATGCTTTGACCTTAATTTGCTTACTTTCCTCAACCATCTCTTCCTCCGAGCAGTTTAAGACTAGCCAACAACTACAACGTCAGCATTGCTGCTGTTTGCGCTGTTTACGATCTCAAGATCGAGGTTTCCGACAACCGCAGAAAGAACAGCACCGTTGGTTGTCGTATCGGGAGTCACCTCGATTCGCAAATAACGCTTGCGAGCCTTCAAATCGACGTTAAACGCTGCAACCATTGCTGCCGTGTTGTCGAGCGTTCGATTGAACGCCGAGTTGAACGTAGCGAAGTTGGAAGCGGTCGTATTATCCGACTCGAGCAAACGAACAGCGACATTAGTGCTATTCGTATTGAGTTCTGCACCGAGGACAATCTCAATTGTAGCGTAGTCAGCACCAGCACAATCAAGGTTCGCAGTCCTGGCGGTGGTCGCAGCCGTGATCGGTGCAAGCATTACGTTTCGCTTGACTGATTGCAAATTCTTCATATTTAGATTCCTGTTTCAAAATTGTTGTGAGTCAAAAAGCTGCCGCCAGACGAATCCAGCGGCAGCAGAACCGCTCGGAGGAAGCGGTTAGGATCAGCCGAAGACGAGACCGATGATGCCGCCGGAAGCGGACGCGGTTCCGCGATCGTGAACATTGATGTCAAACCGCTGGGTAGCCTTGATCGCGACTTGGTCCAGCTCGAAGTATCGGCTTGAATCCAAAGCAATCGAAATGCCCCGACGGGTTCCTAAGTAGGATCCCATCGCTAGGTCTCCAAAGTAGCATGCTCGAAGGCCGGTGGTTCCGGTCAACGCGCTGGTCAAGACTTGCGAAACAACGACTGGGTAGCCCAGGAAGCTTCGGCTCATGCCACCAGCAAGTTCAGCCATGGTCACGCCACCAGCGGCGTTGGCGAGGCGTTGCATCGATGCAGCCCATCCAGCGTTGCTGATGTACCATTTTGGCTGAATGCCGCTGTACATCTTGCAAGCACCGACAACCGACTCGAAGTTGGCGAACGTCAAAGCGGAGAAGGTTTGGTTGCTGGTCGCTGTAACGAGCGATCCAGCAGCAAGGGCTCCAGCGAGACCGACGATACCACCGTAGGTCGAGGTTCCGTCACCGAGGAACAGTGCTTCGTCCTCTTTAACGGACATCGTGTAGGCAACGGATCGCGAAACCATTTCAGCAACGCTGATTACCGAATCTTCCGACAACTCGGAGGATACGACAACCATTGCTGCCAGTTTCTTGGCGTCCAGTTTGACCTGTTGAACGGTCATGTCCGAAGCGGTGATCGTTGCGCCTTCACCGACGTAGTAGCCAGTAACTTCGCCAGCAAGCTTAGGAACGATGGTAACGCTGTCAGCCATCGGCCAGACGCGACTGTTTTGACGGGCAACACCGTATTGCTCTCGCAGTTCGATGATCGCTGCTTCCATTGGTTCTGGAACCAAAAAACCGCCAAGCGTGTTGTCGCCAGTCGACATCGCATTTCGGATACCGTTGTCGGCACAGAATTGCTTTGCCTTGGCGTTGTTGAAGAGGTTCGCCAAGACGAACTGGCCGGATGCGTAGGCATCGTATTCGCTCTTGAATGCTTCAAGCTTGCGATACGCTCGAGCCTGTGCGGGAATCTTGGCCTGTGGCTTTTCAGCCTCTGGAGATTCGATCTTTGCTACCTTGGCGGCAACAAAGTTTTGCACCTTCTCGGCACGACGGAGATCGTCGGAAAGCTTTGGGATTTGCTTGTCGATGATGCCATCGATTTCGGCGGTTTCTTCAGCGGTGAACTCGCGGCTTTCTTCAGCGGCGAGCGACTGAATAGCTTCGACCTTGGCTTGCAAGGCTTGAATTTCCTTGCTCAATTCAATTGGTGATTTCATGTCAAAATCCTGTGTAAACATCGGCACAGGCATGAAAATAGCCTGATAACCGACTGGGAAACGAAACAAAACGATTCACAGTCAGGAACCAAGCCAATAATCACGGACTTGAAATCCTCGACAAAATTGCGCGAGACTTTTGCTCAACGCTCCAGCATTATTATTTGTTTTTCGCAGTTGTCAAGTTTGCGAACGCCAACCTCGATTTTACGAGGTCGCGGCGATAAGACTGGATGGCAATATCTTCAGGCGGATTCTTGAACCATGCGGCCATTGCAGCCTTAGCTTTAGACTTCTTTTCAGTCTTAGCAGTAGCCAAACCTGCCGAAACTGCGTTTTCTGCCGAGTACCATGTCTCAGCCGAGAGCAGAGACATGATTTCTTCTTCGGCGTCGTCCATGTATTGCGAATATATTTCGATAAGCGACTTGTCATACGCTTCGAGGACATCAGCGGTTTTACGCATTCTGTCGGCATTTCCGATTTCGATCGTCAATGCGCGATGGATCATCAGCCTGGATCCTGCGGACATTGTTCGCGTTTCTCCCGCCAGAAAAATGACTGATGCAGCAGACGCCGCTAATGCCTCATTGATCGTGTCTACACCGCCAGCATAGCGTTTTAGCGTGTTGTAAATAGCTATGCCCTCGTCGGCCGAACCGCCAGGGGAGTTAATCCGCACCGTTGCCCTTCCGCCATCTAGGCTCTCAAGAGCATCGGAAACGGACATGGCGGTGATTCCTTCGCCAGTCCAGTCCGCTCCGATAACTCCGTCTACAAATAATTCGTTTTTAGCCTTGTTGATTGCGATCATTTATTGATTCCCATCAGGTTGAATGTTCGATCTGTCCAAGTAGACACCTCGGCCGCAATAGCCTTCGGCAAGTCGCTTGTTTCTTTTAGTGCAATTCCGCACAAAGCTTGAACGCTTTCGTGACAATGTTTAGTTGCAAGGTCGCGATCAAGTCCAAGTGCCTCTAGCTTTTCAGCCAGCTTTGATTCCCATTTTGGGTAGTTCTTATTGATCCAGACACCGAAGTTCTTCGACTTTGCGCCTGCGATTGCGTTATTTGCTTCGGTCTTGATTAGACTGCGAATTGTTTCTTCCACGGCGCGACTAGCCATTGCTGAAGACTGCGTTTGCTCCTCTTGAGCATCTTCCGATGCATCATCTTCGCTGGTTTCGTCTTCTCCTGGCGATGCGTCAGATTCAGACTCGTCCTGCTGAGGAGCCCCAGGGGTGATTGCTGGATTGGCAAACTCGTCGCCACCTTCGTAAGGGTTTAGGTCCAGCTTTGCTCGAGCCTCGTTCGGAGACATGATTCTGTGCGTCACAAGCAATGCCAGCGAGCTGGTCGTCGTTTGCAAATCAGTTCGATGAATTGATGCGCGGTTAAACTTATGAAAGTGACTCCGTCGAGTCTTTTGCGACTGAGTCAGCAATTTCATGTCGCATTGCTCTTCAAACTTTACTAGCCAGCGATCAAGTGCAACCAAGTAAGCTAGGTTTTTCTGCTCATGCCCGTTATAGCTTGAACCGTCTGGATCTCCTGGCATCGCTTCGATTCCAAACAGCATCCCAACGTCTTGACGAGTAAACTTCTGCAACTCAATAAACTGCGAATCCTGGTTCGTCACGCTTACTGCGTTGACTTTCATGCCTTCTCGCAGCATCGCCGCCTTACCAGCGTTATCAGCGCCAGCCTCGGTTTCGT